CGTCGTGAGGCCGGTCACTGCGGTCGCGAGCGCCTCGCGAATCTGGCGGCGCAGATGGTTCGCCATTACTGCGCCTCGAGGCGAAGCAAGACGAGGCCGGTGCCATCCGGCTCGACCCCGCAGACTGCATACGTCCCAGCGTTGTGCCCCTCGGTGATCACGAGCGCCTGGCCCTGCGCCACGGACGCCATGTCAGCTGCGATCGCAAGCGCGACCGGGCCGCTGCCCGACACGACGTTCTGGCCCAGGACCTCGAGGTATTGCGCGTCGGAAATGACGCCGTTCGCGACCGCGGACGCCTGCAGGGTCGCGGCGTCCGCGAAGTCGCGGAAGAACGGCGTCAGATCCTCGGCGAATTGCATCAGACGCTCTTCGCCGTCGCCAGCATGGACACCCCGACCACCGCCGGGCCGGTCGCGATCGTGCCGACGTACTGCACGTATGGACCGATGGCGTTGAGCTCGACGACGACCTTCTGGATGTTCGGGTGATCATTCGAGGTCGTGACCGCAGTGAAGCCGCCGCCCGTAACGTCAGCCGCGCCAGTACCTTGGTCGTCGGTGGCGTGACGGATCTTGCCGGTGATGGTGCCGGCGGTGACCGTGCCGACGTGCTGCGTGAAGACGAGGAACCCCTCGTAGTCGGCAACGCTGACCCATCCCGAGGTCGCCGCGGCGGTGTTCGCCGCGTCGGCCGGCTCGAGGATATTCACGGCCGACGCCGCATTCGCGATGCGTGCGGTGATCATGGCTACACCGTGCCGGGGCTGTAGACCATGGACGACGACACATTCGCGGCGCCGGTGACCACCGTCCCGATGTATCGCACGTACGCCTTCAGCGCGGTAGCCGGGACGACGGACGTCTGCAGGTTCGGGTCGTCGTTGGACGTCGTCACTTGCGTGTACGTGACGAGGTCGACCGAGTTCGTCCCGCTGTTGTCGTCGGCGGTCTGGATCTTGCCGTCGAGCGTGCCCGCGGCGAGAACGCCAGCGTGTTGCATGAAGAGGACGAAGCCCGCGAGCCCGAGCGGGGTGGCGGTCCATGCGCCGGTAGCGGCGGCGGTGTCCGCCTTGCTGCCCGGCTTCAGCAGCGTCGTCCCCGAGAGGCTGTTCGCCGCTTGCGAGTTAAGCATTCTTCTTTCCTTTCGAGGATGCCGCACGAAGATCGGCGTCCGGCTTGCGGAACGTCGACGGTTCGGGCGGCGCAACGGGAACGGGCACGTGCGACGCGGTCAGACGCTCGGCTTTGCCGCCGCTGACCATCGCGCCCGCGAGGTGCGTGTCGAGTTCGACCTCCTGCCCCGGCTGCGCGAGCGTCTCGCGCGTCAGGTAGAACGGCCGGAGAACCCGGACACGCGTCGTTTTCGTCTGCTCTTTCATGGTCGGCAGCGGGCCCGGTTTCCCGGGCCCATCCGATTAGCTCATCGACGTGCCGATCGAGAACGCGGCCGGGATGCGGACGCCGACGTCCATCGTGTAGAAGCAGCGCACGCCCACGATGCCGGCCTGGAAGTTCGCCTGCTCGTTGACGGCGATCTCGAGGACGCCCCACTCGCCGATGACGAGCTGCGACCAGTCGCCGAAGACCATGTCGCCCGACGGGCACTGATTCGACGACATCGCCGGGAAGCCGGTCGGGTAGCCGCCCATCGTGCCGCGCAGCATGTTGCCCTGCCAGATTGGCGACGCCGTGTTCGCGAACATCACGCGTTGCATCGCGAGCGACGCGATGGCCGGCGTCGTGACGTAGCCGAGCGAGCCGCGCAGGGCGTTCGCCGCTGCGACGTCTTCCTGGAAGTTCAGGATGTCGGCGTAGTCGAACGACGCGCCGGAAACCGAGCCCGTGCCCGACGTGCCGATGAGGCCCGCCGGCTGGCCGGCGGAACCGGAGCCGTTCAGCGCCGCCAGGTCGGCCGCGATCGCGACCTGCGCTGCGAGGTCGGACATGATGATGCCCTCGGCATCGGGCGACGACTGCAGGCGCAGCAGGCGCGAGATCTCGGTGTAGGCGCCGGCGGTCTTCGGCGACAGCGCAAGCTGGCCGAAGGTCTGGTTGCCTTCCGTGATCTGCGTCGACTCGGACGCGAGCCAGTAGGCCGTCGCGCCGGCGGTCTGCTTCGGAATCGTGACGTTTCCGACGAGGCCGGAGAGGATGCGCGCGCCCATCTGGCGCACGACCATCTCGTTGCGGAGCAGTTCGACGAACGAGCCGCCCAGGTTGTCCGTCGCCACCAGGTAGCCGGCCGTGCCGGCGACCGTCGCGTCGCGCTTGGCGATCTGGCGCTGCTGGACTTCGAGCGGGATGAAGAAGGAGTTCTTCTGCGGAGCGCGCTGGATCTTGTCCGCGACGGCGCGCGAGGCTTCGAGCTCGAAGCCCGCCTTCGACCAGTCGCCCGAGGTGACGGCCTGCAGGGCGCGCCACATGGAGAAGCGCTGCGTCTCGGCCGTGGTCAGGCCGACGGCGCCCAGGCCGGTGTTCGCGGCCTTGCTGCGCTCCTCGACGATCTTGAGGATCTCTTCGCCGACGACGTCGACCGACGCGCCGTTCGCGATCCATTGCCGGACTGCGCGCTCGTCGATGTTGTTCGCCTTGCCGAAATACTCGATGGCACGGACGCGAGCCTTCTCGAAGTCCTGGGCGGAGAGGTTGGTTTCGACGGCCGGGGCCGCCGCAGGCGTTGCTTCGCTCATTGCGAGTCCTTTCGGGACGGCGGCGGATGCCGCGGGTTGAGAGGCGACATTGCGAGCCTCGATCTCTTCGGTCGCGATGGCGCGGCCGATGCCGACGGTGTTGTCCGCCGGCACGGTCACGATCGAAACCTCGAGCGGCTCCCAGTCGGTCACGCGGAACTCCGCCGACTTGGGCGCCTGCTCGTATTCGTGGATGCGGTACATGAACGAAACGTTGCGCAGGACGTCGTCCTCGACCATCGAGAGGACCTCGTCGGCGCGCGCCGTCTTCGCGAAGCGAACCTTCGCGTACGCGCGCTTGTCTTCGCCCATGCGCGCGGACTCGACTACGCCGATGACGTCGTCCATGTTGTGATTGAAGAGCAGCGGCGCGCCGTCGTTCAGACGGTCCAGCCGCGCCGCGCCCTTGGCGTGCGAGAGCACCTCCGTTCCGAACATGCGGTCGACCGGCGTCTCGGACGAGAATGGGAACTCGACGGTGCGCGCCTCGCGATCGACGCGGATCGCGTCGGACTCGGCTTTCAGGAACCGCGTCTGCGGGGTCAACTTCATGCGTTGGCGCTCCGAATGGGCACGATGCGAGCGGGTTCCTCGCCGTCGTTGGGTTGCGGGTCGGCCGGCTTCGCCGCCGGCGGCGCCTTCGCGGCGGCCTCGTCGATGGGGTCGACCGGCGTCGTGTCGAAGGTCAGGTCGAGCTCTTCCGCCTGCGCGAGCTCGTGCGCGCGCTCCGTCCAGACGTCTTCACGGTCGCGACCGCTGCCGGTCAACGCGATGACGTCACCGACGGTCATGAACCCGGCCTTGACGGCGGCGATGTACGCCTCGACTTCCTTCGTCGGATCAACCCATGACCAGCCGCGCGGCTTGAACTGCACCGCGTTGAACTTGTCCGGATTCGCGCCGTAGGCCATCGCAGGCACCGACGGGATCGCGCCGGCCAGCGTCGCCTGCTGCATGAAGAGCTTGTGCAGCGGCTCGCGGAACGCGCGAATGAACCAGGCCTGCAGCGTCCGCCAGGTGTCGCGATCGTCGAGCAGCGCGAGCCGCGAGCTCGAGTAGTTCGACTGTGAGTAGTCGCGCGAGACGGCCTCGTAGGACGTCATCGCTCCGGCCACGACCTCGCGCAGCATGTAGCGGAGGAACCCCTCCATGTTCGGATTCGGCCGGCTGGGGTCGAACGACGTGAATTTCTCGCCCGGCATCAGGTGCTTGACCGCGCCCGGCTCGAGGTCGAAGTCGGCGGGCTCACCGTCGACCGTTTCGTTGTCCATCGCCTCGGGCGATTCGATGATCCCCATGTACGAGGCCGCAGCGCGCGCGGCGACGATCTCCGCCTCGCTGTACCCATCCATGTCGTTGAGGCGCCGCGCGACCGAGTGCAGCCACGGCTCGCCGCGCGTCTGCGGCCAGCGGTCGACGAGGTGCAGATGGAACATGCTCTCCGCGGGGACGCGTGCCACGCGGTCGCGGGGCGCTTGCTGCGCGAGAAACTCGCTCGGATGCTGCTGGCGAATCCAGAAAGCGAGCGGCCGGTGAAACTCGTCCACCTCGACGCCCATGCGCAGCACCGCGCCCGACGCCGGCGAGGTCTGAAAGTCGTCCGCGATCCGCTCCGGTTCGATGATCTCGAGCGACAGGGGAACCCGAGAGCCGCCGAACGAGCGGAGATGCACGCGGACGAAGATCTCGCCGGCCTCGACGATCTGGGCGAAGAGCTGCCGCTCGAGGTCGCCGAAGTCGAGCTTACCGCCGGTGTGGCAATACTCTGCGCACGACCATTCGCGCCACGCGGCCTCGATGTCGTCGTTGACGCGGTCGTTGCGGTTGCCCCGCGTGCTCTCGACCGCGGCCTGCATCCCGATGCCGGAGCCGATCACGTTGTTGACGACGACGGTCCGGATGCGCTTGGCGTAGGGCGCGTCCCGCATCAGCGCGCGCGACCGGGCTCGCAGCTGGGTCAGCGAGGTGACGAGCTCGGAGTCGGCCGAGTTGTTCGGCGCATACCATCCCGCCGTCAACCGGCCGCCCTTGGCGGCGGCGTACGACCGCTTCTGCGCACGCGCCGGAGGCGGCGAGATCCAGCGCGCGAGGCGGCGGCGCATGTCCTTAAGCGGCACGGCCGAACCTCACGTACTGATTCCGTCCGAGGTTGTTCGGCTTGCCTTCCGCCTGCTCCTCGCGCGCGACGGCGAGGCGCCACCGGTCGCGCTGCCGTTCGAGACTCGCGATCTCGGTGTCGGCGTCCGCGTACTGCATCGAACGGCCGGCGATCGTGTAGGCCTTGACCCCCGCTCCGGACGCCTTCTGCGCCATGACCGCCAGCAGCGCCGCCTCGACCTGGTCGAGCATCTTGCGCGCGAACGTGCGTGCGTCGAGCGCGGTCGTCGGCGTGGCGGTGAAGAGGTTCGGCAGGACGTCGATCTCGCCCTGGTCGACCGTGTGGCGGATCGTGGCGTCGGCGATTTTCTCGACGCGCGCCGCCCAGGTGTAGCGCCCGGCTGCGTAGTACTCGGTGTCGTCGCCGGCTACAGCAACGGCGAAGGCGAGCCCGTCAGCGGTGGCATCGACCTCGAACCCGCCGGCGGCGTTCTTGAACGCGTACGTCAGGGTCCACTCGTCCGCCGGGTAGTCGGACAGGTCCTCGCGGCGCCACGCCCACGAATCGCCCGCTCGGACCGACGTCGGCTCGGTCGTCGGCGTAGTCACGCCGCACCGCCAACGCGGACGGCCGCGCAGGGCGGCTCACACGTGCAACGGGTCGAAATCGCTGGCACATGCGGAAATTACGCATGGGCCAGTGCCAAGTTAAGGCAAAAAGTGGCACAACTCAGTAGTCGCGCACGTTCCACTTCCGCGAAAGCACGCGATAGCCGGTCCGACGCGAGACACCGGCCGCCTTCATGGCGTCCTTGACCGGCGTGCCCTTCGCGATCTCCGCCGCCATGGCCTCGACCTTCTTCTTAGCGGTCGCGCGGTCCACGTAGACCCTTTCGCCGCCCCACCGTTCTCGGATGACGTCTTCCAGTTCTTCGAACGGCGTGCTGCGGATCACCTCGAGCAGCTCGTCGACGAAGCGACGGGCGGCCATCACCGGCGCCATCCGTTGACGAATCCTCCGCGCGGCTTGGGCGCGCGTATCACCGGCGGAGCCTCCTCCTGCGCCTTCGGCTTCTTGATCTCGGCGACCAGCGCGCGCCAATTCGCCCGTTTCAGTCCCGCAAAGACCGCCGCGGCGTATGCGTAAACGCTGGCGTCCAGCGCTTCATTGCGCGCGCTCGACGCCTTAACCCATCGCTTTACCGGCATTCCGCGCACGAATTTCGTCTGTAGCCGCTCGGCAGTGAGTTGCGCGTAGAAATCGTCCGGAAGCCCGGCCGGGAAGTGGACCGCGCCCGCGTTCTGCAGCCGGCCCATGTACCAGCCCTTGATCGTGTCCGAGCCGACCGGCCACAGCATCGCCGACCGCGGCGCCGTGACGCCGCGCACCGTGACGTCGACCTTCGTCGGCCTTCCGATCGGCGGCTTGCCCGGCTGGGACTGCCCTTTAATGGCCAGCGCATGCGCTACGCCGGCCGCGCGCCGCGCGCGCCGGTCCCGGCAGTAGTCGAGCACGTAGCCGGTCATCACGCCGTCGCCGGCGTCGACGCACGTCGCGCGGATGCCGATCGTCCCGCCGCTCTCGTGCACCAGCTTCCGCGAGAGCGCGGCATCCAGCGACGCCCACGTCGACCGATCGGCCGGCGAGCCGAAGATCTCCTCCCACGCCACGAGCCACGCCTCCTCGCCAGGCCCAAAACCCCAGACCGTCAGGGCCAGCCGATCATGCTGGACGTCGCAGCCCGCGGTGATGAGCGACGCGCCCGCCGGAACCGTCCACGGCTCGTACTCCTCAGCGCGCGCCGCCAGCGTGTCACCAGCCATGCGCTCGCCGAGCTGGTCCTCCCACGGCTCGCCGAGGCTCGTGTTGATCCACGCCTTGAGCGTCTCCGGATACGGCTTCGCCTTCAGGAAGTCCGAAACGATCTCTGCCAGACTGCGCCACGGCGAATACGCTTCCCAGATGTGGAACCCAGCGACGCCGGTGAACGGAGCGGTCGCTCGCCATTCGCCGCGCGCGATCATGTCGACGCGGTCGCCGTCGTCCAGCAGCGCACCGCATTCGACGCAGGCGATCTTCGCCTCGTCCGGCTTGTCCTCCGGCCACTGCACCGCCGCCCACGTCAACACCTGGAACGCGTCGCAGTGCGGGCACGGGACGAAGTAGCGCCGCTGGTCGGAATGGTTGAAGGCCTGCTCAATGCGCGAGACGCCCTTCACCGTCGGCGTCGACGTCATCAGGATGCGGCGATTCCAGAAAGTCGCCGTCCGCTTCGTAGCGAGCGACACAGGGTCGCCTTCCGTTCCAGCCGAGGCCGGGAACCGGTCCACCTCGTCGAGCAGCACGACGCTGTAGGGATTGCGGCGTACGGCCTCGGTCAGCACCCCGCCCTCACCATAGCCGACGTAGCCCGGCGGCG